TTTGTATATCGGCGTACCTTTGCCCTTTGTTTCTCGCGTACCTTTCTATGTCGTCAATATGACTTACATAGATTTTAACTTTAACTGGTTTTAAATCATAACCTTCGAAAATTCGTTTCTTTTTCCACGCTCTGCGAAGTTCGTTTGTCCTTATAATGTGGCAATCTTTCGAGCAAGTTTTTTCTTTTCCGTCAAATTCTTTGCCACATACTGGACATACTTTGCATTTGTGTTTTTCGAGCCGTCTTAGTTTGGCTTTTTGATTCTTTTGAATCGCTTTACATTTTAAACATTGGATTTGGTTTCCGTGAGTTTGCATAAACTCTATTCCGCATTTGCATTTCATTTTTTCGCTCCTTTAGAATTGCAGCCCCTCGAATAATCTAATATATGTCAGTGTTAGCAATGCTATTATGTTTATAATTATTACAATTTTCACACTTAACCAAATATACTCTTTTCTTATAAATGCGTTTATACAAGCGCATAAAAACGCCATCAAAGAAAGATTTAAATAAATCATAAAAAAAATTGTCATATTTTGTACCTCCTTTAGAATGGTGATTCGTCTTCGAGTTCTGTGAAACCACTCGGTTCTTGTTCTTCCTTGTCTTTCCATTGAACAAATTCTACTTTATCCGCAATAACATCTGTAGTATAGATATTTACACCTTCTTTATTCTTGTAGCTTCCTGTCTGTATTCTGCCTTGTATGGCAATCATCTTGCCTTTGGCGGTGTATTTCTCACAGGCTTCTGCTGTCTTGCCAAACACAACTATATTGATAAAATCTGTTTGTTTTTCTTTACCTTTTGTAACTTGTCTGTCAATTGCAATGCTGAATTTAGCAACCGCCATTTGTGTTTCAGATATAACCCTCATTTCGATGTCCTTAGTTACCCTGCCTAATAATATTACATTATTCATTTTAAACCTCTTTCTTTTTATCTAAATAAGTTACTGCGACAGCAAATGCCGCCCACATATCAGCCTTAAACCCGTAAAAAAAGCCTTGATTATTTTTAGTTCCAACTACGCCGAATCTGTCAATTAGTGCTTGCCTGATATTAGTATCTTTCGCTTTCATTGTGCCACATAGGTTGATTTTTTCTTCTCGCCTGTAAATATAAGACTTTTCTTTGGATTGAGAAGCTTCCCAAAACCTGCCTATCCATACGCAAGTGTCAAATATTGTTGCTCCAACGGCTCCCATCCCCATGTTGGCAATCATTTCTATAACCATTTCATCAATATGCACTGTTGGAATTTTGATTAATTCTAAAAGCTGTTCGTTTTCAATCTTACCTTTGGCCAATATTTCATAGCTTTCATTTACCACAACATACGCTGAATCTGTGCTTCCAGGGTCTACTGCCATTATTTTCATACATTCCCTCCTATACATTAAACATTCCATTCATCCTTTTTCTTAATTCTTCGGGCATTTCTACTTTGTCAACTTTAGGAGCCGGTAGTTGGTCTTGCTCTCTTTGTTTGGCTTCCCATTCTAACTTTTTGATTTCCTTGCCTAAACCTATTAATTGTCCAATAACTGGCGGAAAACCTTTTGTATCGGCTTTTACAAACTCTTTCAAGGCCTTTTGCATAAGAGTAAAATTTTCAGTTTCTAACGCATTATTCCATAACATGACAGCTTCCTTTACGGCATCATCGTTATTATAGTAGTGTGGGTAAAAACCTTTTATTATTTTCATCAGTGCTATTGTTTCCGTTTTGTTCATTTTCCAGTTCCTCCCTTAAAAGTTCATCAAACGGGTTTGCTTTTTTACCAGATCCTTTTGGTTTTGCGTTTGGCTGATTTAGGTATGTATCAAATTTGGTTCCGAATAATGTTTCAGGCCTCAAATACTGTTGCATATCTGTATCAACCCATTCAACACATTTTTTATCAATTACAACTTTAAATTCTTCTAAAGTATGCCCATCTGCTATTCTACCATTAATATGCTTTTGAGTAGATGCTGTTTTATAACTGTATTTTGTGTCTATACTATTATTAAGGTATTCAATTATTTCTTTTATTATTAGAATGTTGTTGCCGTCAGGCACACTATACTCTCCTAACCTAGTCTTATCTACACTAGTCTTATCTACACTGGCCGGACATTTGTCCGTCACTTGTCCGTCATATGTCTGACATAGCGTATAAATGCCATTTTCCTTTTCTTCTAATAAGCTTTTTTCTTCAATATAAACAGTTTCTCTTATTCTGTCTTTGCGTAGGCAATTATGTAATTTCCAATGTTTTATAACTATTACACCGCTTTCAAACCTAAGTATAAAACTTTTAGCAATTAATAATTTTAAATCATCATCTGAACAATTTGTAATCTTTTGTATCTTCTTTGGGTTATTAATAAACCCTTCATCATCTGCCCTCATGGATAGATGAAAATACAACATTTGACTTGATGATGGCATATCTAAAAAAGCATCGCTGTCTATTATTGTTTTTGCAAACATTCGCTTTTCAGACATTTTATTCCTCCTGTTTCTTGTTTTCATCAATTATAATTGTTTTTTCAGCATACTTTCTTACACTTTCCGTGTCTAATAGAAAACCTTTGCTAGTAGGTATTTCAACTTGTCTGTATCTCCCACTCTTGTATAAATGTTTCAATGTAGTTTTACCAAAAATGAAAACATTTTGATAGTTACCTATTACATACAGCCAAGAATTGTCGTTTCTCATTATTCCGCTTGGTATGAAGTCTTTATTAATTGCATTTGTTTTTTCTGCTATCTCAATAAACAAATTTCCTGTTTCTTTAAACCTATCATCAAATTTGATTTCGACACCTTGTCGGTTTTCTCCAAACTGATATTGATATTTTTTTGAGTTGAAACAGCTTAATGGAAAACCTAAATTATCCAATAAAGTTAAAGCAATAAAATCTTGAAATTCCGTTCCTTGTGCTAATTTTTCTTTATAATATTCTGTCATTTCTGGCTTCATACTTCATTCCCCCAATATGCCCAATCTTTTTTATTTTGTTTTCTAGCGAACATTTCAAGTCTACCTCCATAATTATACAAATCGTCTATTATGTCCATAAATTCCTTTGGCTTTGTTGAGTGTTCTGTACGTTCTATTATTTGAACACTATCATAAAGTTTTACATTGTCAGGTGTGCAACTTCCTTTAGTTGCTATCAATAAAAACTCATGTCTTACTGAATTATAATGCCCCATATTATGTTGAACCTTATCCCATACAAAAGAGGTCTTATATTTAAAGCCCCATTCTTTTATAACCTGGAAGCAATCCTCTAATAATGGAGATGTAACCCATATAAACAAAACTGCGTTATCTTCCGTTATTGCTTTAACTGGTAGTTCAGCCAATTCTTTTATACTCATTGTGTCATAATGTTTTGTAGCACCGCCCAACTTATCTGTGTTTTGCTTATCATTATAACTCCAGCAAGGATCTGCATAAATTATTCTAAACTTATCACTAGTATTAAATATATCAACACCATTAGGGTTGTCATCTGTTAAGGCTTTATCGACCCTTGATTGGTATTCTTCCTTTTTTAATACAAGTTCTTGCTTCTTTTTTTCTTTTTTAATTTCTTCATAAGCTTGGTTTATGCTCATTTCGCCGCTATCCATTCTTTGCACTAATTCAGGTTTTTCTGTAAATATCTTTTCAACTTTCCAAATAGTATCATGTGATACTTTAGCTTGTTGTGCTAGTTCTTTTCGAGTGTCGATAGGCTTAATCTGTTCTGCAGAATTCTGCAAAACAGAATCTAAAGGTTTTCTTGCTTGCTGTTCTTTCGCTCTCTCTGCAATAATAGGTTTTGACTTAAACACTAATATTGCTCGTTGGTGCATTGGCAAGTTCCTTCTTGCAAACTGGTTGTTTATCATCCATAGCTTAACATCATTAATATTTTCAAACTCCATATTTTTAGTTGTAAACTCAACATTGTACTTTTGGCATATTTCATAACGGTTGTGTCCGTCAATAATTGTATCGTTCCAAATTATCAAACTATCTCTACAACCTTCATTAATTATGCTTTGTTCCAAATTGCTAAATTCTTCAAGCTGTAATGGCGG